GATACAAATGAACCTTGTAGTATTACTGAGTTATTAGACATGTGATGCTCCTTAATTTAGTAATGTACAACGTAGATTGATGACCCAGAGGTCGTTTGTGATCCTTGGGACCTCAGCAAATTTATAACCTACTGAAGAATTTAGTGCCAAAGGCCCATCGTAGATTGGCGGTCTATAAATGAAAGCCGCGGAATAACCGTCCTGCTCGACGCATGCGAATGCTTCCATACCCACGCAGAAGATGTTGTAGACGTTAGCACCCAAATTCGACGAATTGTACGTCACGGAACCAATCGAACTGATCAAGAATCTTAAATTCACTCTGTTACTTTTGTGACCTATTGCTAGGCGGGGTAACCTCTTCGGATCACCCTCTCTATGTCGCCATAGAGTTCAGACTATCGCATCACCTTTCGGTGTCTTTTCACTTAGTCGTTCACGCTGCAATTACGCTTGCGCCCTGTTGTCCACGAGGGAGTTCCAAGTCAATCAGAAAAGATTTAATTCGGGCAAACATTCTACCCGAAGCACCCCATTCACTTTGTAGTGCATTCATAGGTGCAGGATATTGGTTAACTTGAGTAAACCCGTTAACACCATCCAGATTTTTTGTCAGTTTCGTGTTACATAAAGCGAAGTATGCATTTCTTACAGGTGCTGAGCCAAAACGATCTTCTGCGCGAATATTATCCATAATCGTGTATGCATTATTAGATAAGAGAGCTTCAACAACCGTATCAATATCTGCACGAGTTAAGTTTGTCGGATTGTCTCCGTTCTGACCGTTCGTACAGTTAATGAAGGAAGCAGTCGACGCAAGCATGTCTCTTGTAAGTTGATCTTCTGTTTGGCGAAGAGAAACACCCAAACGAGCAGCACATTCATTCAAGACCGGATCTTGGTTTTGTAATGTCACCTGTTCGTTGATCTGGACGTATGTTCCATAGAAACTTACTGTTGCATCGATATCGATTGAAGTCAGTTGCTGACTGTTCGGATATTGACCTGAGTTTCCAAGTGGAACCATAGCAGTTGCAAGAGGATTGTATCTTCGCATACGTAAAGTCGTACCACCGTTGCGAGGCATATTTTTTAGCATCGCAGGGATTTTATGAATCATATTCAGTTTGTTACTCCCTTTCGGGGACTTAGTCATTTCTGCTAAGTTCATACGGTTTCCTCGTATGGTCGGACTATCGCATCACCTTTCGGTGTTTTCTCACTTAGTCTCTCAGGCTGCTTTCGCTTGCCCCCTGTTGCCCTCGTCTTGACGTTAGGGTTTCCAAGTCAATCAGAGAAAATTTAAAGTGCCCAATATGGTTTAGGCACCGGCACCGACAGCAATTTATAACTAAAGGATTGCTGAACCGGAGCAGGTAAAATACTAGTCGTTGTAATAGACATAGGATTTTCCTTAGATAGGAATGATAGATGTGACAACATGGTGATTGGGCGAATATCATACGGCCCGTGGGATGGCGATTTCCATACAGCCTGATGTGGCGAGCATCGGTACGGCCAAAGTTGAATTTTTTCGGATTAGCGACTTCCGGATACGGCTGAGGGGGAGTATATAAAAAGAAATCGGTGAACTGCAAGAAACTGCATAAAAAAGAAAAGGGCCCACATGGGCCCGTCGGGGTTTATTTAAACTCGTCAAACAATTGAGAGGTATCTTCGTACTTGGTCTCATTCATTGAATAACGCAGGAGCGCACGTATAACGTAACGCGTCATCGTTATATTACGGCTGATCGCAACGACTTTAAGCGCATTATGTAGATTAATAGGTACATCTACGGCTAATCGCTTTCTTCCTAATCTTCCCATACTTTTCTCCTTTTTTAAGGTGTACACAAATCTGTCGTAATAATTCTTACCACGAAACATTTTTTGGTACAGTCGCCATATCAATTATATGTATCTTCAAACAGGAGTTTATTATGGCAATCATAAGAACCGGAAATAATTTAGCATATGGGTTACAAAATGCGCTGCAGACACTTGCACCGGAACCTATATTTGCATTACGTATTCCAACGTCTACCGATTATGCACAGCTGGGTACGTTATGGGTTTATAAAGCAACACCCGCACGTATCTTCATGTTTACGGGTTCTGGAGTATGGACTGAATTAGCAAGTGATTCAGGATCAGGTATCTTTGCAGCATTAACCGTCAACGGTGCAACTGCATTAAACGGTGCATTGACCGTCAACTCAGGTACCTCTTCGATCGCAATCGGAACAGATTCGGTCCAAAAATCGATCTCTATCGGTAACGCAACGGGCAATACGTCTCTGGTATTCAATGCAGGAACCGGATTATCAAAATTCAATACCGGCGTTGCTACCGCTCCCGTCAACTCAAGTGTGGCTACTGCTGCATTCGTTGCATCATTAACTGCAGGAACTTCAGTTCAAAATACAACCGGATACGATTTGCTCTGTAATATTACCTTGATTGTCAGTTCTTCTACGACTGCAACGATTACACTGGGTGTAGGCTCTGCGACGGGACCGACAACAAATACGGTCGTCCCTTCATTTACTGTTGCTGCAGCTACGATTATCAATATGAATGCTTGGGTGCCGAACAACTATTTCTTGGTATATAACACTACGGGGACAATTGTTGTTGCTTCAGCTACGGTACAATCTTGCCCTCTCTAATTTCTGAGGAGAAAACATGTCAACATTATTAGCAACACGAACTTATGCCATACCGGTCCAGACCGTAGCTTCAGGTTCCATAACTTCATCATTTGTTGCAGCCGGTGCGGCTATGCCTGCACCTATTCGCATATTAAAGATTTTTAATACGACTAATGCGGATATCTATATTTCATATGACGGTGTTACGGAGAATGATGTGCTACCTGCAGGGGTACACATGGTACTGGATATTACGGCAAACAAAGTGACTGAAGACGGAAATTTCCTTGCTCAAGGAACCGTTATTTATATCGAGTACGTATCTGCAGCTCCGACATCGGGAAATGTTTATATCAGTGCATATTATTCAAGCAATAAGGTGGAGTAACTATGTCACAAATTACAAGTTCAGGATCAGGCGGAGGCGGTGGAGGCAGCGGTACTTTAACGCTGAACTATACTCCGGTAACCACTACTCCGTATGTCGTACAAACACTCGATACTTTTTTGGGTGTTACGACTTCTTCGATTGCAATTACGGTTGAATTGCCCAATGCTCCTGCGACAGGACGAGTCTATATCATCAAGGATACTACGGGAGAAGCAGCTGCAAATAACATTACGGTAACTACGGTCGGCGGGATGGTGTTAATTGACGGTGCAACGACTGAAGTTATGAATACTACCTTTGAATCGTTGCAGTTTTTATTCAACGGTACTAAGTACCTCATATTTTAAGGATGAAACATGTCATATAAACAATTTAGTCCTATCCCGATTCTTCAAGGCGGTACCAATAGTATCTCGTTTGCTCACAATCATGGGGTCATTATATTCGAGGGTACGCAGCAAATTACGATAGATCCCGGTTTGACGAGTAACGTTCTGACCTCGAACGGTCCTTTGTTGCCTCCGACCTTCCAGCCGTTACCGCAAGGTGCCGTAGTGTGGAATAACGTGACAACGGCAACACAAACGATAGCAGTCAGTAACGGTTATATATCCAATGACGGAGCTACGCTTGTTACTTTTACGCTGCCTGCAACGGCAAACGTCGGTGATCTATTTGAGATACAAGGTTCAGGATCGGGTCTATGGACGATAGCTCAAAATGCAGGTCAAACAATTCATTTCAATGCTATTGATTCTACGACCGGTGTTACGGGCTCAGTATCTTCTCTGAGCCGTTATGATTCGGTAAAAGTGATCTGTAATGTGGCCAATACCGACTTTGTTATCAATTCATCAACCGGTAACTTAAGCGTCGTTTAGAAAGGAAAATCATGGCAACAATAACAAATAGTATCTGTACGAACGGTGCTGAAGTCGATATCCAATCAGCTACCGGTAATCTCAATATAGGATCGGCATCGGCAGCTAATAACATTGTTATCGGTAATCAAACCGGTAGTGGTGCAACGACTATATACTCAGGTTCAGGTGGGATGATTTTAAATCCTACATCATCATTTACGGTGTCTGCCGGCAGTGACATATTTATTGATGGCGGTTCTGATATGCATATTGGAACGACTGTATCAAACCATACTATTGCATTCGGTACGGCATCCGGAAAACATATTAATATCGGTAGTAATAGTGCTACGATACAAATATTTACAGGCGGTAACGGTTTATTTGTACAAACCTCAAATGGCGGAGCTCAATTTGATGCAAGCTCCGGAGGTAATTTCTTAACAACAGGCGCCGGAATTG